GCGGCTTTCGCACCGGACAGGCCCGACTGCAACGCCTGCACAAAGCGGCGCTTTTTGTCGGTTAATGCCATTAACAATCTCGGTTAACAAATCCGGTTAAGGGGAAATTTTCTGCGCGTGAGGGAACAGGTGGTTTCCAGGGTCGAGCCGCCCTAGACTTTCGACCCGCCCCCCTGCCTGCCGCCCGACCGCCTGCCGCCGCCACTCTGCCGATGCCCCAGGGAGCCGCGCAGAGGCCCTACAGGACGCGACGATGGACCGGGCGCGCCTCAGGCCCGGCCTCGATGCAGATGCGCCCTACGGCTACCTGCTGGCGTGGACGGACAGGCCGCGCCTGATCCACTGTTTAACCTTGGTCATGTCCGGCGTTGCGCCCGCCAGGCGTGCCGCGATGACGACTCCGACCAAGTACCAGCGCACCCACCACGCGACGCGAATGGAAAGCTTGACCGTGACCTGTGCCATTACGTGCGGCCCCTGTATCCCATGTCCTGCCGCGTCTTAGCGTCGTGGCATCCGACCTTGCGACCGTGCGCATCGCGTGAGACGCACAGCACCTGCGAGTTTTCGTCGGTATCCGCGCCGCCATCGTTCAGGCTGACCTTGTGGTCCAGCTCGAACCCTTCGGGGTACACGGTCAGCGCGCCGCAGTGGGCGCAATGTGGGTTAGCAGACCAGACACGCAACCGGCGGTCTTGCAGCTTGCGGCCCGTCATGCGCTTGGCGCCGGGCGTGGGCGCTGTCGCCAGCCTGGAACCGGCCATAGCAAGGCGCGGCTTGAGTGTCGTGAGCTTCATGCCGATTCCCTGTGTGATCTTGCCGGGTGCTATCTACTGCACACCGCCCGGCGGCGATGACCGAATCCCCGCACGCCATGCCCAGCGTGCAGACCCTTGATAGCGAAAGAGCGGATAAAACCTATAAATCCCTGGAAAACCTATATAGCTTTAGCTATAATACTTTCATACCAAACGGAGAGCGGGATGTTCAAGATCAACTGGAACAAGATGGCGGTGAAGCAACTGGCGAAGGTTGACGGCCAAGACCGCAACCGCATCGCCACCGCCGTCACCGCCCTGGCTGATCTGCCGAATGCCCAGAACGTGAAGGCCCTGACAAACCATGAGTACGGCTACCGCCTCCGGGTTGGCAATTACCGAATCCTGTTCGATGCTGATACCGTCATACGCATCGTTGAAATTCAAGAAGTGAAGAAGCGCGACGGCAACACCTACTAAGAGGAACCAGCCATGAACCTGCATCCCACCATTGTGGAGGCCGACGGCAAGCCGGCCTTCGTCGTGCTGCCCTACGCTGAATACGTCGAGCTGACCCGCACGTACGTCGCCCCTGCGCGCCCCGACACTCGCATTCCCGCCGATGGGACCATTCCGCATGAAGTCGTCTTGCTGATGACCGAGAACGAATGGAGCCTTATCCGCGCCTGGCGCGAGTACCTGGGCGTGACGCAAATGGAAATGGCGGCGCGCCTGGACATTCGTCAGCCCAGCTATGCAGCCATGGAGGCGACCGACGCTCGCCCGCGTAAGGCTACGCGCGAGCGCATCGCCGCCGCGCTTGGTCTCCAGTTCGATCAGGTCGACGGCTGACTATCCGTCGGCCAACTCTGGATCAGCAGCTCAGTTCGCGGCACGCCTGCGCCGCCGGCGACGATGTACCGGATATCCAACACCCGCATGGGGAACCCTGCGAAAACTTCACGCATTTTCGGATTGTCGTTCACGCTAACTAGGGCGCGGCCTTTCATCGTGCGCATCGCCTCGGCCATCGCCACGTATTCATCAAGACCGAACTCGACGCCATAGCCAGCGGTGCCCCAGTACGGCGGGTCCATGTAAAACAGAGTGTGCGGCCGGTCGTAGCGCTTCACGCAGTCACGCCAAGACAGATGCTCAAGGTATGCCCGCGCCAGCCGCAGGTGCGCGGCAGAGAGAGTCTCTTCCAATCGCAGTAGGTTTAGCCCCGGCGGCGCTGTTGTCGCCGTGCCGAACGTCATGCCCTCCAGCTTGCCGCTGAAGCAGTTCTGCATCAGGTAGTAGAAGCGTGCCGCGCGCTGAATGTCGGTCAGCGTCTCCGGGCGCGCTTCCTTCTGCCACTTGAACATCTGCCGGCTGGTCAGCGCCCATTTGAACTGGCGCACGAACTCTTCCAGGTGGTGCTGCACCACGCGATACAAGTTCACCAGATCGCCGTTGATGTCGTTCAACACCTCCACCTTGGCGGGTTCAGGCCGCGCAAACAGTAGCGCCGCGCCCCCGGCGAAGGGTTCAACGTAGCAGGTGTGCTTGGGAAAATGGGGAAGAATTTTGTCGGCCAGACGGCGCTTGCCACCCAGCCAGGGAATGATCGGTTTTGCCACTTGTGAGCGTCCATGTAAACTGGCCGCCGCCTGTACAGGTGGGGCGGCCTTGGGTCGTTCACGGGCTAGCTCCGTGTTTCGGCTGTCAGTCGGGGAACTCGCGATTCCTCGGCTGTCGCCGCCTTCTATAGATGAATATGCAAAAGCCCCGACCGGGAATCCGTGTCGGGGCTTTTATTGCCATGATGGGGTACGGCGGAATCAGGAGCCGGTGGTAGCCTGAATAGCCTTCTCGACCCTCTCGTATTCGCTGGCGGATATCTCGCCATATGCAAGGCTCGGCGGCAACTGAACGATCCTGTCGCCGCACTGCAACGTCCATTCTGCCTGGTTCAACCGCCACTCAGGCGGCACAATGAGCCGGCGACCGGCTGCGTTGTAGATGTGAATGTCAATGTCGCCGCCGTTTTGCGTTCTCATGCCTGTATCGCTCCCACAATGAGTACAGGATAGACGAATGGAGCGGGCTGCGGGGATCGAACCCGCGTAAGCGGCTTGGAAGGCCGCAGCCTGACCACTCGGCCAAGCCCGCAGAAATGCAAAAAGCCCGCTGCATTTGCAGGCGGGCTCACTTTAGGCGCACTGATAGACCGTATCAGGATTGGGCGTATTCTGCGTGAATAATTCCCAACGGTCAATGAATATCGTCAGACACGCCCACAATGCCCGCATTCGTTAATGCCCAGTGCGCCGCGCCAGCTGCGATTGCCTCCTGACCTTCCAGCGCACCGCCCTGCTCCCGGTTCCCGTGAAGCCAAAGCTTCAGCCTGGAAAGGTGATTAGTCGCAGTGTTGACGGAAACTGCCGCGTCCTCTGCGATCTCGCTCATTTTCCTGCCCTTGGCATGCCCAAATAGACGGGCAAGCAGTTGTAGCGTCAACTCGCGTTTGATCGAGCAGTCTGCCAAGGCTTCCCTTTCTGCGTAGTCCGCAACCAGCCGAACAGCTGCGCTCCATTCGAGATTCGCTTGACGCCCCTGGCAGCATGGCGCTCCGCAGCTGCACACCAGCGTCGGCGGCGCAGTCCGAGACACCATGATTGCCTGCTGCAACGGCGGAAGAGTCGAAAGGCGGCGGCGAATCATGCCCGCCTGCGCGGCTCCGTCCTGGCCAGACAGTCCTTTGCCTTCATGTTGCGCATCCCGGCTGGCGACCTTGTTCATGAGCGGCCGGTCGTATTGCTGCATCGTGAAGTTGAATGCGAAGACCAGCGCGGCGTGGGCGCTGCGGAAGAGAGGCTCGTTGTTGATCGGTGTGTGGCCCGCCACGGTCGGGCGTTCGAGTGTCGTCGCATTCATCAGATAATCCCCGGGGAATAAGTCACTTTCGCGGGCAGCATTTCCCGCATCCATTGCATTGCTGCGTCCCATCCGAAGGTGACGGTGTGCCGCCCCCTGACGGGAAAAATCTTGGGGTTCACGTCGTGCGCGTCGACCATCACCATTTCGCCGCGCGCCCCCGTCTGTCTGTAGATCAGCACAGGCACGCCAGCCAGCCCCGCCTGTGCCACGGCCTGGCGCCACCAAGCGGACAGGCACAGCACATTCGCGTGCTTGCATTCGATGCTGATCCCGGCAAAGGCTGGCTCATCGGCCACCACGTCGCTGTCACCAGCTTGGTTGCGCACGCGACGGCGCCAGGTCGTTCCGGTCGCGTCGGTCAGCAGGTTGGCAACCTTGCGCTCAAAGGCCGCGCCCTTGTTCCGTTGCATCGAACTCATGCCGCGCCCCCGGCGTCGATCGGCGCGCCCACTGCGGCCTGTGCCATGCCCAGCACCGCCAGGGATGGCACCCGCCCGCCCTTCCGCTGTGCTTCGGCCAGGATGCGCTTTGCCCAGCGGCGGGGATCGCGCCCAGAATCGTTCAGGATTGCGCCCGCGCCCATTGCCTTCAGGGCCTTCGCTGCCTCTTCGGGCGTGGCGTGCGTGGCCCCCGGAGCTGGCAACGCGACCGCCGGCGCGGGGATGGCAGCCCAATCGCTGCGGCTCAGTTCCTCCGAAAGCGCCCGCTCCCAGCGGGACTGCATGACCGAGTAACCGCAGTTCAGTAGGTCATGCGATCCGACACGCACAGCGGCCCAATAAACCGCCGGATGGGTCCATTGGCCCATTTCGCCACGGCGGCGCGCGGTCATCCCTGCAACAGCGTCATGAAACGCGTTCTCCGGGATCAGGCCCGGCCGGCATGCGCGGATGAACTCGCCCACTGCGGGCGGCCAGTCGGGGAACATGCGGCGGCACGTGCGCAGCCCTTCGGCCACTTCCTGTGGCGTCACGCGATCATCATCCAGCGCCTCGGCCCATGCCGCCTTCCAGTTCTCGATGCTCTGCATGTCCGGGAAATCCTTCACCCAGCGCCCCCCGTACGTGCCCGAGAGCCGATTCCACAGGTGGTCGATGAGGGAAATGCCTTCCAGCTTCGCCAGCGGCACGGCCCAGCCAGCTCGCTCACTCGTCGATTGTGCGACCGTCGTCATAGTCGGGGCCTCCCTGGGTGCGATTGCGATTTACGTAGTCGGTCGGGTTGAACTTGCCGGGACGCTGCGCGCGCCCTGATGCCGTACCGCCGGGGGCGAACAGGCCTTGCCAGCTTTTGCCGATGGCGTGTTCGATGACAGCCTCCGGCTTGTGACCCTGCTCGCGGAAGTTCGCCAAGTCCCTGACCTGCTGCCGCGCTGCCTCCTCGGTCAGCGGCTTGCGCAGCTGCACACGGTGGCGCACCCAGCGCCCCCACAGTTCCGCGTCCAGCCACACCGGAAGTTCCACGGTCAGCGGGTCGAACCCCGGCGAGCGCTTGCGCGCGCCTTTGGGTTTATTAACGGTTCCTTGATGGTTCAATGACGGATCGGGTGCAGCACGTTCACCCCGTGACGTCGTCAGATTCACCCCGTCGTGTCGTGAGCTGCACCCCGTCGTGTCGTCAGATTCACCCCGTTCGTTACGGGGTGCAGCAGGTTCGCCCCGTTGTTGATCGCCGGAATGTTCCACGCGGGGTGAAGCAGGTGCGCCCCGTGACAGATCCATGTCGTAGCAAACCGGCCGCTGATCCGCGCGTCGGATGTAGGCCGCCACCAGATCCTGATTGCCGCGCTGGATGATCTGCAAGGCCTCCAGCTCGCGCAGCTTGTTCTGCACCGTGCGACTCGACAGCCCGGTATCCTCGGCCAGCGTAGCCACAGAGGGAAATGCGCCCTCACCTTTCGGCCCGGCGTAATTCGCCAGGCACAGCAATACATGACGCGCGGTTGGATCTTTCACGATCCGCTGTGCAAGCGCCCATGTCATGCCCTGAACGCTCATGACTGTTCTCCATACGAAAGTTGATACCCGCGCTCCGCCTCTTCGGGCCATTGGCCCATGGCGATGATTCGCAAGCGCGTAAGGCGCAAGCCGGGGATGAAATAGGTGAGCTTCTGTGCCAGCGGTGCTGGCGATTGGTCTATGAACCAGTGGCAAGGGCCGCAGCCGAACGCAATTGCCCAGTCGTGCGCCTTGATGCCCTTCCCCTTGCCGTCGCGCAGCAGGTTGGAATGGCAAGCCACCGTGGTATCCGTGCCGCCCTGGCAGTACCTGGGCACGCGCAGCAAGCATTCCTCGCCTTTGGCAAGGTCCAGCAGCGCCTGATTGCGATACACGGTCTTGGTCGGCTTCTTGCCCTTCTTGCGTGCCTTCATGGCGGCCCGAGGCGGCGGCATCGGCGTTGCGCGCATCATCGGCACACCACGCTTCAACGGCGTCTTCTGCTTCAAGGGCGTCTTGCGCGTCAGCGACATGCCGCCCCCGCCTGATTCTTGACCCGATACCAAGCCGGGAATCTCCACGCGTTCAAGTGGCGCTTGACTAGGCCGGCCCGCGCGGCGTCGAACACGAATGAATCAACCGCGCAGGCTGCTGCCATGTCCCGAGACGTGCTGCGCCACGGATCGACGGCCTTCAAGGCGGGCTGCACGATGGCTCGCAACGCCGCCACGTCCAGACGGCCTCGCGTTTCGATGATGGCCTGGCGGACCTGCTCCACCGTCTCGGGCGGCACGCGGTAGCCGCGGAACATATGCAAGCAGTCAGCCATAGATGCCGCTCCACTTCACGAAGGGCTTGCGCACGGCCTCATGGAACAGGGTTGCCGCCGTCGCGTTGTGATCCAACTCCGCTCGGCTCGCGATCCCGCACACGTCACGGACGAACTCTGCAGCGTGCTGCTGGGCCGACACGCCGTCAGGGGCGGCGCCAATGCGGGACACAACCCACCGCTGGAACTTCGCGCCGTTGCACATCATTGCAGCCGCTCGCGACAGCGCCGCCCCCTTACGCATCGTGGACGCGACACGCGCCCGCACGGGAACTCCGGATGTTCCGCGCTGAATCATTGCTCTGCCATCCCGCTTAGCCGGCGAGCTACGCCTGCGACCGCTTCCATCAGGGCGCGGCCCGCAGCATCCACGCGCTGCATTTCCTGCTGGTCAACACCGCCATCAGCCAGGGCGTCATACACCTCATGAC